ACAGTAGCACAAACGCCAGCAGGCAGTGCCGTTCAAGGTCCGATGAATATGGCTGAAGCAGCCGATGCACTTGTAGGAATGCTCCCCGATGAGGGACAAGAGGATTCAGGCGAGTCGCAGTTGCCCGAAGAGGGCGCGGCGGGAGAAGATGAGTTGTTGACCGATGCAGACGCGGATAGCAACGAAACTGATCCCGAACAATCCGAAGAAGATGAGAATTCTGAAGAGGAAGAACAGCCACAAGTCTTCACCGTCAAGGTTGACGGTAAAGAAGTCGAGGTGTCGCTGGAGGAACTCCAAAAGGGATATTCAAGGACTCAGGATTACACACGCAAAACGCAGCAAATTGCCGAGGTGCGAAAGCACGCCGAGGCAGAGTTGCAGGCAGTGCGTGCCGAGCGCGAGCAATACGCTCATTTGTTAGGAGCTTTAGAGGCTCAGGTTCAGCAGGCAACGCAGCCAAACATTGATTGGGAACGTCTTTACCAAGAAGACCCCATTGAGTGGGTACGGCAGCGCGAGGTGATGCGAGAAAACCAAGAGAAGAGCGCGGCTATTCAAAGCGAAAAGCAGCGCCTGTCTCAGTTGTCGCAACAAGAACAAATGCAGCAGCACCAGATGGTATTGCAGCATGAGCAAGAGGCTTTGGTGGCGGCTATTCCCGAGTGGAAAGACTCCAAGAAGGCTGCGGCTGAAAAAGCCATGCTCGTTCAATTCGGCCAGAAGGCTGGATTTTCACCTGATGAACTTAAGAATGTGCTCGATCACAGGGCGGTTGTACTGCTGCGAAAAGCGGCGCTGTACGACCAGATGGTGTCCAAGCGTGGACAGATCAAGCCGGTGACGAACAATGGGCCAAGACCCGCAAAGCCTGGTGCAGCGGGAAGAGTTTCTAACAATACTGAGGCATTGCGAGCACAACAGCGTCTTGCGAAAACTGGCCGTGTCGATGACGCGGCTGATGCAATCTACAAACTCTTGAAATAAGGAATTCACCATGTCTATCGTAAGTAACACGTTCACCACATACTCTGCAAAGGGTATTCGTGAAGATTTGAGCAATGTGATCACAAACATTTCTCCCGAAGAAACTCCGTACCAATCCAATATTGGCCGTGAGACTGTCACCAACACTCTGTTTGAGTGGCAGACAGATGCACTTGCTGACGCTGGTGCAAATGCTCAATTGGAAGGTGATGACGTTGGCACATTCGATTCAGTCACCGCGACTGTTCGTCTGACCAACTATGCACAGATCGCACGCAAAACCATTGTCCTGTCGAACACTGAAGAAGTGGTCAACAAGGCTGGCCGCCGTTCTGAACTGGCATACCAGATCGCCAAGCGCGGCTCTGAACTCAAGCGCGACCAAGAATTTATCTTCTTGAATGGCGGTATTGCTGTTGCCGGCAACACTACCACTGCTCGCGTGACTGCCTCCTTGGGCGCATTCGTCAAGACAAACACCGACAAGCAAACTAACGGCACCGACCCAAGCTACACCACACTGCCAAACAGTGCGCGTACTGACGGTAACGTGCGTACTTTCACTGAAACCATTCTGAAGAATGTGATTCAGAAAGTATGGTCTGCTGGCGGTACTCCGAAAATCCTGATGGTTGGCCCTGTCAACAAGCAGCGCGTTTCCGGTTTCTCTGGCATTGCATCTTCACGCTTTAATATTAATGGCGGAGAAAAACCTGCTACTATAATTGGCGCGGTTGACATTTATGTAAGTGATTTCGGTTCAATTTCCGTAATTGCGAATAGATTTCAACGCGAGCGTGATGGTTGGATCATCGATCCTGAGTACGCAAAGATGACCGTTCTCCGTCCTTACCAGCAAGTCGAATTGGCAAAAACAGGTGACGCTGAGAAGCGTATGCTGTTGATCGAATTCGGCCACAAGGTGCTGGCTGAAAACGCTCATGGTCTGGCAGCAGACTTGATCACTTCTTAATCAAATAAGAGGAAAGGGGAGGAGAAATCCTCCCCTACTTACATGGAAAAACGATTTTTTGATGCAAACCCCGAGAAGGGGATCACCCGCACCTGGCACTACAACGAGGACACTGATGAGGCAACGATTCAGACAACGCAGGACTTGACTGCCGTCATTGAGGCCAACAAGCGAGACTTTGCGGCTACTGACAATAGAGCGAACTGGAAGGGCGAATGGCACCATGTTGCCAGCATTCCTGAGTCGATCTACTTTCAGTTGAAGGCCGAGGGCAAGCTGGATGATCCGGTTTACATGAAAAAATGGTTGAACGATCCCGACAACAGGTTTTTTAGAGTGAGGCCAGGACAGGTATGAAATACATTGCAGTCTGCACGCCAGCGCGTGACATGGTTCATACCAACTACACCTATTGCATGGTCAATATGGTGGCGTACCACACGCTGAACACCACTGATGCAGTCAGCCTCAAGATATTGCAAGGTACGCTCATCCAGAATCAGCGTGCTGACCTGTGCCTTGACGCAATGCGTGAGGGTTGCAGCCACATACTGTTCATTGACTCCGACATGACTTTCCCGCAGGACATGATCCAGCGGCTCATGGCGCATGACGTGGATGTCGTGGCTACCAATTGCGCCAGACGCAGGATGCCCACAGGGCCAACGGCGCAGAACTATGACGAGAATGGCAAGCGCCAACAGGTTTACACCATGCCTGAATCCACCGGCTTAGAAGAGGTTGGCTCAGTTGGCACTGGCGTGATGCTGATCAAGCGCGAAGTGTTTGAGAATATGACTGAGCCATGGTTTGATATGCCGTGGCAGACCGGCACTCGCGGCTACATGGGCGAGGATGTCTTCTTCTGCAAGAAGGCTCAGGAATTGGGTTTCAAGGTGTATATTGACCATGATGTCTCGAAAGAAATCGGACATATTGGCACGTTTGAATTCCGGCATGAACACACATGGGTCATGAAGGAACAGCTTGAAAAAGAGGCAGTCTAAATGGCATTGACCACCTACACCGAACTTAAATCATCACTGGCTGATTGGCTCAACCGTACTGATTTGACTTCTGTTATTGCTGACTTCATCAGCCTGGCAGAGGCGCAGATGGAGCGCCAGCTGCGTACACGTCAGATGATTGTGCGTGCCACTGCATCCTTTGCAGCTGCCGCCGAGTACGGCACGGTGCCTGATGACTTCATGGAAGTTAAGTCAATCAAGCTGGATACCAATCCGGTGACATCGCTGACATTCCAGACCATTGAGGCGATGGATCAACTGTCGAACACCACCTACCTGTCCAGCGGTAAGCCGCTGTACTTCACGGTGGTGGGCAATCAATTCAGACTGCTGCCGATCCCTGATGGTGCATACACTGCCGACTTGGTGTACTACGCCAAGTTGACCAAGTTGTCATCTACTGTCGCAACCAATTGGTTGCTGACTCAGGCTCCGGATGTTTACCTGTACGGTGCGCTGTTACAGGCTGCGCCTTACTTGCAGGATGATGCGAGAATCTCAGTGTGGTCATCTTTATACCTGGCTGGCTTAGATCAGCTACAAGTTGCTGATGACCGTGGATCAACCTCTGGCGGCGCTCTGTTGGCGCGTGCAAGGACATTCGGATGATAGTCACCACCACCAAAGGCGAGATGGACGATTCATTGCTGGAGAAGCGTGAAGGTTCATTGGACAACGATACTGAGACAACAAGCTGGGTAGAGTATTGGCTGGATGGTGAAATGGTTCACCGATCTGTCCACATGGCGCTCAAGCGCAGTGTCTTTACTGACGGCATTGCACAACAAATTTAAGGGGAACTATCATCGCAAATACTCAAGCTCTCTGTACCAGTTTCAAGGGCGAGCTGCTTGTCGGCCACCACAATTTTGGCGTTGGTGTTACGCGAGGTTCCACTGCCGCCGACACTTTCAAGGCTGCCCTGTACTTGGCCTCTGCCACCGTCAGCGCGGCTACAACAGCCTACAGCGCCACAAATGAGGTGTCAGGTACTGGTTACACCGCAGGCGGCGTGACGGTGACCTTTGGCACTGCACCAAGCACCAGCGGCACTACAGCCTTTGTTACTCCCAGCGCCAGCATTACTTATTCTTCTGTGACATTGAGTACAGCTTTTGATGCAGTCTTGATCTACAACTCGACTCAGTCAAATAAAGCGGTCAGTGTGCATACCTTTGGCAGTCAGACCGTGACTGCTGGTACGTTTACGCTGACCATGCCTACCAATGACGCAAGCACCGGCCTGATCAGGCTGGCTTAACCAAGGGGCAGCGGCATGGCTGCATATGGCTCAGGTTATTACGGCAAGGGTGTCTATGGCATAGGCAATGTCGTTATCAGTGGCAATCAGGCCACTGGTGCTGTTGGCACTGTTTCATTCACTAAAACAGTTGCCATCTCAGGCAATTCATCCACTAGTGCAGCTGGCACTATATTGACAAATATTTCCATCCAAGAGGATGGGACAATTGCCACAGGTAATGTAGGAACACTAGCACCACAGCTGTCATTTGCTATCACTGGCATTTCATCAACCTTGTCAGTTGGCAGCGTCACGCCACAGCTGTCATTTGCCATCACTGGTAATGTAGCGAGCCTGTCGGTTGGCACTGTTGGCTTAACCAGCACTACGTCTATCTCTGGTAATGCTGCCACTGGGGATGTAGGTACTCTGTCGGCAGAGGTCATCTCATTCCAAGATATTACTGGAGTTGATGGATTTGAAGGTGTCGGCTCTGTTGGATTAACCATAGAGGTTGAGATAATTGGCGTTGAGTCTGCTGGCGCTGTTGGCACGCTGATCGGATTTGGATGGGGTGCAGTGCCAGATAACGCTGAAAGCTGGACGGCACAGTCAGACAGCAGCGAGACATGGACACCAGTTGCGGATTCATCAGAAAGCTGGACACCAGGTTCTGATACCTCAGAATCTTGGACAGATTTAGCAGACAATTCAATCACTTGGCAAGAAGCCGCGTAAAGGGGATTAAAGAATGGCAGATACCACAACCACCAACCTACTGCTGACAAAGCCAGAGGTAGGGGCCTCAACTGACACTTGGGGTACAAAGGTAAATGCGGACCTAGATTTGGTCGATGCATTATTTACTGCCGCCGGCACAGGTACATCAGTTGGCTTGAATGTTGGCTCTGGCAAGACTCTGACTGTTGCCGGTACAGCAACTGTATCTGGCACGTTATCAGTGCCAGGCGTGTTTACTGTATCTGCTACCGATGCCATCAAGATTGCATCTGGAACAACCGCGCAGCGACCAGGCTCACCAGCTGCTGGTCAACTCCGCTACAACACGACATTAGGTAAGTTTGAGGGATATGCCACTGCATGGGCATCTGTTGGCGGTGGCGCTACAGGCGGTGGCGCAGACACTGTCTTCTATGAGAACACCAAGACCGTGACCACCAACTACAGCATCACAGCATCAAATAACGCGCACTCTGTTGGACCCATCACCATCAACAGCAGTATCACTGTCACCATTCCAACCGGCTCGCGCTGGGTTGTTCTGTAAAGGAATTACATGAGTTCACTTGTCATATCAGGCGACACCAGCGGCACAGTTACTTTGGCTGCGCCAGCTGTTGCAGGGTCTAACACACTCACTTTGCTTGCAGCCACTGCGACCAATTCTGTCAATACGTTGTCAACTTCGGTTGCGTCAACCAGCGGAACAAGCATCACATTCAGTTCATTGCCGTCTTGGATAAAGCGTATTACCGTAATGTTTAGTGGTGTGTCTACAAGCGGCACAAGCTCAATACTTATTCAAATTGGCGCAGGCTCAGTAACAAATACTGGATATGCGTCAGTTGGTACAAGATTTGGCGCATCCTCTGGCGCATCAGGAAATTACACAACTGGCTTTGGAATATTTCAAGCCGCAGCCGCAGACTTAATTGGCGGCGCAATTCAATTGAGTAATCATTCGTCAAATATTTGGGTAGCACAAGGCATCACAAGCGCAACTAACTCAACTGCAAATATGACCACGTCAGGATATATAAGCCTTGCTGGTACGCTTGATCGTGTAGTTATCACTACAGTTGGTTCACCACCTACTGACACATTCGATGCTGGTTCAATCAACATTCTTTACGAGTAAAAAATTGATCCTATATCTCTCATCTTTGCAGCAAATGCCTGTGTCGCTGCTATTAAGCAGGGATGCAAGCTGTACAAGGACGCTAAAACGTCTTTTGTGGAGGTCAAGAAGACTGTTGATGAAATTGTTTCTGATGCAAAGCAGGTTCGCAGTTT